TCTTGTCTGTTCCTGCGTAAGTTACCCTAAAGTTTACTCCGTACACACCGGAGGGGGCTTTATCAGAATAACTTTTATCCCCCGCAGCCGCTAGATCTAGATCAGCATTCGACTTAGCATTCCAAATAGTGTCGATTAAACCATTATTTCTTCTAAAAACTATACCCTTAGCTAAAGCTGTGATGCCCCCAAACTTAGCGTCGTCCATCACAACGTTGTCCGTAATACTTAAAACAATCCTAGTGATATCAATATCAATAGGAGAACCCGCCCCGGCTGCTTGTACAGCAAAAGTTTGCATTGTAGTCGAACCGTTTACATTTAGATCTCTAGTTGCACTAATTATAGGATCTCCTGTATCAAATTCATGATCTAAAGGGGTGTCAAGCACCACGTTTGATCCTGCTGTGTCTACACTTAGCGCTTCCCCGAAAAGGAATTTACCTTCCGCCGAAGTTCCTGAAAATATACCTATGTAATTTCCCGTTACAATACTAGCAACTGAAGCAACAGTTATAGTGTTGCTATCAATTGTAGTTGTAGCACTTAGTGAAGTAATGGTTCCTATTTGTTGTAAAAAGTAAAGTTCAACTGGTCTTGAAATCTGATCGTTTAAAAGAACATTTAAGTTACCGCGACTTGCTGTTATCGTATTACCGCTTGTGTCTGTAATTTGTGGTTTGACAGGCATAAGATTTCTCCTCTTTTAATATTAAGAAATCTTAACATGTGGGTATACCAACGGTCTATTTAAATTATCTTGTTTACAAGAAGGAAGTTCATTATGGCCTTCTCTAATTGGTAAACTGCTTTATGTGATATTTCTATATTGTAACTGTCTTCCATTGCATGGAGCAATTCATGGATGAAACACGACATCCTGAGTCTCGGTGTTTGCTTTTGTTTTATTAGGAGTTCCATTTCTGAGGGATCTGTTAAGCCGAGTGTGCTTTCATTTTCTTTGGAGTCTGCGTCTTTATCAAGATCACGAGAAAACTTAACGCTCCAAACGTCCTCACCTACAATCCAATCTTTTCGGAAATCCTTTTCGCGAAAAAATCTACTCATACATATATTGTACCAAGGGAAGTAAATTGCCACCTAGTGTTAAACTATTTTCCTCGGCCTTTACGTGCAAAATAAACGCTTCCTTGGTGTTCTTTGCGTAACTTGTTAGCATACTCTCGTTGTCTATGATTCACAACCATTGGCACACCGCCGCAGTATGCACATTTCATCACAGCATCTACTTCTATAATGTTGTCGCCACACTTCTCAAAGTTTTCTGCTTTACACAGTTTGTCATACCTATATAAATCTTTCTTAGCTCTAGCGTATGGAGTGCCGCAGCAATAACAATGTACAATTTCGTCTTTTCTAATCTCTGGGTTTAGGTCCATCACTCACGCCTTTCTTTTTGTAGTCTTCCGTGAATCTCGTACGCTACTTTTATAAAATTTGAAATCTTTGTTAATGTCGGGTTGTTTTTTCTTTCAAGCGGTCCACAGAAATAAGAAATGTAGTCTAAGCAAACCTTTAGGTTCTCAACTTGTTTCTTAAGATTTTCTGTTTCTGTCATTTAAAATGTACTCCTACTCCTATTAAATCAATACCCCTGTTTGGGGTCATGACACCCGCATTTGAGAGGTGACTGTATTCAAAACAAATTCTAATAGATGTTTTGCCTTGCATGCAAAGTCCACCCTGCACGTTAAATTGAAAATGCCCAGTAAGCGCAACCCCATCGGGTTTTGTTAAATACGTGGGACCAATTCCCATGTACCCGTACATCCCGACAGGGGTTAAAACAGCTGCGCCTATTATCAAAGAACCAAAAAAAGAGGAACACCTGCCCGCTCCATGGGCAAGATAACCCCCGATCTCGGGCCGGACATACGCCCCAGTATCGCCACTTTTTATATAACCTAATTTTATAGCACGTTCAAAAACTTCGTGCGCACCAAACTGATTTTTTATAATTCCCTTGCCAAGCCCTATGCCTAAAGAAACATCAGCTATAGATATGCTTGGTAATAACAATAATATTAGTAATAGTTTTTTCATTTCCTACTTCTCCTATATCTATTTGGTTTTGTCTTCCAAGGGGGTGTCTTTTTTATATCCCAATAAGCGTCGCATGTTTTTTCATCAGGCTTCATTACTTTTTGCTCCCACTCTTCAATCATTAAGTAGCGCGCGCATGTAATTCTTTTTTTACATTTGTAGTTTCTGCACTTGGTGTATTCTGTCATTAACGCCTTCTAAAAACTTAAGTGAGTGAGATCGGACCTAGCCCGACCTAGAACATATCCGAGTCGAATCTTTTATTCTCTATCTGTGTTTTTATATACAGCTCACTCACGAAACCCTTTTACCAAATGGGTTTGCAAATAAGCAAGATCGGAATTGTTAACGGAATGTAAAGATGGCCCCATATACGGTGCATACAACGAGGCCACCCTCTATATGAAAAGAAACAGCTGATCGAAAACAGCTTCTCTTGTATTTTTTTTTTTTTTTGACTTACTAGAAACAGGCAATTAAATATTTAGTATACACTTGGGAAGGAATTCTTTTTGGCATCTATATGAACGTACAAATACTTGGCCTTAGAAAATTCCACGACAAACAAAAAAACCATGATGTAATGTACAATGCTTTCTTTAAGGAAAAATGGAGAGCCGAGTCTGTAGCTCACCTTTTTAAAAGCGTTGATTCATATCTTTCTGTCATCCCAACCCACGAACAATTCAATCTTTATTACACTGTCGCAAACTGTGAGGAAAAGAAGGGAAGGATCTTTTCGCATCAATCTGTAATTCCTTTTGATATCGACGGAATAGATATCGAACTACGAGAAGATTATATAGATCCTATATGCGAAGTATTAAAAGTCGCGCGGAACGAAATAGGCATCATATTCTCAGGCAACGGCCTTCAGTTTATAGTCGGACTGTTAAAACCTTTTAACAATGTTAATTATTTTAAAGAAACTAAACTCTTGTATAAAGCAGTGTGTAAGAAAATCGACGACAAACTCCAAGAGAAGGGATTACCTGGATCGGCTGACCCTGTTGTTTGGTCAAAGGGAAGACTCATGCGACTTCCTAAAACTCTAAATCGAAAACCAGGCAAGCAAGATAGAATGGGTGAACTGTATAATGATGACATCAAGCCCTTGGATTTTAGTTTAGAGTCAATCATTGATATTCCTATTTTAAGTTCACATGAACATCTAACGGAATACCCCCCACCAGATGGAAAAGCTATTCTTACCGAGTGTGCATTCCTAAGATTTTGTAACGAATTCCCAAGGGATGTTAACGAAGCCGAGTGGTATGCAATGATTGGAATCGTTGCACGGTTTGACAGAGAGAAAGTTCACTTAATGAGCAACGCTCATCCTGGGTATAACGTCGATGAGTGCGAAGAGAAAATAGAACATGCGTTGATTGCATCGGGTCCTAGAACTTGCAAAAATGTCGAGAGTTTATTTCATGGATGCAAAAAATGCGCTTACTATAATAAGGTAAAAAGCCCTATATTAATTAAGAGTAAGGATTTTATTGCTACAGAAAAGCATGGGTTTACTACTAGAAAACAAAACGCTAGGATTAGACATTACGATGATTTGCTAAAATTCTTTATTAAAAAATATCACTACAAATATATTGACGAGATTGATGAACTGGTAGTTTTCACAGGAACTCACTACGAACCTTTTAGAGTAATGCAAATAAAATCTTTCGCCGAAGAGCATTTTGAAAAACCAGTGAACGAAAGAGAACGTATTGAATTTAAGAAAAAGCTTGAGGTGCATAACTTAAAGCCTTTAGCGTGGTACCAAACACCACCAGATGGATTGGTTAATTTTAAGAATGGAGTTTTAGATTTAAAGACTAAGATTTTAATGAAGCATTCTTATAAGTATAATTTCTTTTACTGTTTGCCATACGAGTATAATCCAGAAGCAATCTGTCCTGCCTGGCATAATTTTATACAGGATGTCACATTAGATAGAAAAAGATTGATAGATGTTTTGCATGAGTTTATGGGATACTGTGTTACAGGTGGTGAGTATATTTATCACAATGCGCTAATTTTAAGTGGCCAAGGAAAAAATGGTAAGTCTACTTTTTTACATGTGCTCGAAGGATTAGTTGGAGAGGCCAACACTTCGCATATCTCGCTATCTTCTATAGCATCAGATAAGTTTGCCTCTAGTAATCTCTCAGGGAAGCTACTAAACATCAGCGAAGAGGAACCCCCTGGATGTTTTAGAGAAACAGGTTCTTTTAAAAATCTAACTGGTAATAGTGTGGTGTCAGCACAAAGGAAATTTAAGCCCGGCTTTAACATGTTATCTAGAGCAAAGATTGCGATCTCTTACAATGAACTCCCACATGTTTCAGATAAGAGCACTGGTATGCGTCGAAGACTTTTGATTGTACCATTTGATTTAAAACTTAATGAAACCCCTAAAAAGATTGATGACGAGCTTAAAGTTAAGTTATCTAAACAATTGTCTGGAATATTTAATATGGCACTCCAAGGTTGGGAGCGATTAAAGAGTCAACGCGATTTTACTAAGTCTGAATTTATTAACTCTGAAGTGGAAGATATCTTCGATCGAGCTGATACTTTTAAGATGTGGGTTGAAATGAAGGTGGATATAACAGGTGACAAAAATGATCGGGTGAAGGCCGTTGACGCATATAATAACTACATAGATTTGATGACAAGAATTGAGGAAAAGAGTCCACTAAACCGTTACCAATTTACCGCAGAATTGAAATATTTTGGGCTACGCGTTAAGCCAATTCACATAAATGGGAAGACGCAGCGTGGATTCTGCGGTGCGAAAGTGAATGACGAGGCGGATTATTAGTAAAAAAGGGCTGGAAGTGTAAGATGAGCAAACCACCAAGATTATTGGCTTATTTGAATTCCTTACACTTCTTACACTTAAAACACTATTCTAAGGAAACTTTTGGAATTTTTTATATATGGTATACAATGTGTAATAGGGTGTGGAAAGCAAGTGTAAGATCGTAATGTGTAAGATTCACCCATTTTGGTAGTTGAGTAGGAAGGTATTTATTGCATGGCAGAAAAAGATAACAAACCAGAAAAACCTAAGAGGCCTTACCCGAAAGGTAAATCAGTTGGTAGGCCTACGAAACTAACTGATGAACTAATTGAGGGTATAGCTAAGAATATAGAAGCGGGCATGACTATAGAATATGCCGCGGCTGAGCAAGGGGTGCTACGTGGAGCAGTACAGCAGTGGCTTAGAGAAGGCGCACAAGATATTCACATTAATAAGAAATCTTTACAGTCTAAATTTTCGTACACAATCCGCGCGGCGCGTTCAAAACTACAGAAGCGCCTAGTCAATAATATAGAGAAACATGGACAAGAAGATTGGCGCCCAGCAGCTTGGATTCTCGAACGAACGTTCCCTAAAGACTTTGGTAAAAGAGATCAATTAAAAGTACACGCAGCTAAAGAAGGGGAAACATTTGATTCCGACCATGAGAAGCTGCTAAAACTAATGAATGAGCTTGAAGACAAAGCAGCAATTGATATTACGCCTGAGAGACCCGAATTGGAGATTGACGAGACTTTACAAGATAACGAATAAGTCCGGTGATAGTCTTTTATTTAGACCTAATTATATTCAACAAAGAATAAATAAAAATACAGCTAAGAAAAAAAGAATATTAAAAGCTAGACAGTTTGGTGTTTCCACTAATGAGATATTAAAACAATTTGATAAGACTATATGGACGCCGAATTTTACGAGCTGTATTTTAGCTGATAAAAGGGCAAATATGGAGAAATTATTTCGTATCGTTCATAGAGCGTACGATAGTATGCCTCCTGAATTTCAGCCTATTGTAGATCGAGGCGGTGGATCTAAACATGAATTATACTTTCCAAAAATTGATAGTCGAATTTATTGTGCTATAGAATCGCGATCTAATACTATTAATTGGCTTCATGCTTCTGAGACTGCATTTATAGAACAGGAAGAAAGATTAAAAGCAACGTTAGAGGCTGTACCTCTTGATGGAATAGTAACAGAAGAAACTACACCTAACGGTATGGGCAATGCATTTTATGATCGTTGGCATGAGCCTGATTCTAATTACGCTAATCTTTTCTTTCCTTGGTATTTACATTATGAGTATCAGGTGCCTTGTAAGAATTTAGTACGCACAGAAGATGAGATACACTTAGCTGCTAAAGTAAAAGTATGGTTTGGTGTTACCCTAAGCGATGCACAGATTAACTTTAGACGCATTAAAAAAAGAGACTTAAAAGACCTATTTATACAGGAGTATCCTGAGGATGAGGAAAGTTGTTTTCTATCGTCTGGTGATGCTGCCTTAGATTTAGTATTAGTTGCTGATAAAAAGCTTAAATCTATGAAGCCAATCTATGATAGTGGCGGCGTTAAGAAGTACAAAGAATATGATAGGAGCAAACAGTATGTAGTTGGTTGCGATACTGCGGAAGGTGTTGGCGGCGATTATTCTGTAGCACAAGTTTTCGAGCAAGGTAGTTGTGAACAGGTAGCTATCTTAAGAGGTCAACTTAAACCTTCTGATTTTGCGCATAAAATTAACGATTTATGCAAGGCATATAATACGTCTGGTCGTATAATGCCAGAGCTTGCAGTCGAAAGAAATAACCATGGGCATGCGGTAATTCTAGAATTAAATGAGCACATAGGTTATCCGAATATGTATAGAGCGAAAGATGAACGCTTAGGATGGTTGACAGATCGAGTTACTCGACCAATTATGATTAACGCTTTTATAGATGGGGTTGAAAATGGAACTATGATATTACATGATCAACAAACCTTTGCTGAATGCTTGACCCTAGTTAACAATAGTGGGAAAATTGAAGCTGCAGCAAGTAAACAAGATGATTGTATAACGTCTGCGGCTATAGCTTTGCAACTTTGCATAGAATCTGGGGGCCTATCCGTGTATGATAATTTAGAAAACAGAATGTTAGTTTAATTCTTTAGGGGGACCCACTGTGCCTAAAAAAGCAGCGAAGATGAATTACGATGAATGTAGAGCAAATGAAAAACAAAACTTATTAAGCGAATTATTTTTAGGTAAAGCTGAGAAGGCTGAACAATACGACTTATCTTTCGGTACGGTTGAAAAGACTCAACAAGAATCACCAAAGGTTTTTGATTCACTTCGTAAGCCTTTTCCTATTGACGATCTTTGGAATAAGACAGGCGATTATTCTATTTATGAAGACATGGTAAATGACGATCAAGTTTCTGTTGCTCTTCAGATAAAAAAAGATTTAGTTCTTGGCTCTGGTTGGGAAATCATAACAGAAGATGAGGGACAAGAAGATATACAAGCAAGCCTTCAAAAAACATTCTCTGAAGACTTAGCTGTTCCCTTTGAAGATATGCTTCAAGAGGTTATCTCAGCATATGAGTTTGGATTTTCACTAACTGAAAAGATTTTTAGAAAAAGAGAAGACGGAACATTAACACTTAAGACTTTAAAAACACGAGCACCAAACTCTTGGTTATTTTATACAGACACTCAGGGAAATATAGTTAAATATGAGCAATCTACAGTAAAGGGTGATTTAGATATACCTGGTAGAAGCTTAATTCATTATGTTAATAACCCTAAGTTTCAAAACCCATACGGTGTATCTGATTTAAGACCTGCGTATGCTGCTTACTTCGCTAAACGTCAAGTTATTAGATATCTTGCAATATTCTTAGAGAAGAACGCATCACCAACACCTGTAGGTAAGTTTGATAAGAACGCGCCTACTGCGGCTGTTACTAAAATCTTTAATACACTTAAAAAACTTCAGAAATCTACAGCAATGGTAATTCCTAAAGACATTGAAGTAGAATATTTAGAAACAAGCAATACAGGCGATGCTTATACTAAGGCGCTAAACACTTTTAATATGTTTATAGGTCGAGCATTACTTGTGCCGGATCTTGTAGGTATATCAGGCGGCGAAACTAAGGGCGGATCTTTCTCACTGGGTAAAGAACAGATTAGATTATTTTTTAAACATATAAAGAGACGACGCCAAACACTTGAGCATTTAATCAATACACAAATCGTTAAGCCTTTGGTTATTTTTAACTTCGGGTTTGTTGATCACTTTCCTAAATGGGTATTACGCCCAATTGATGAGGATAAGGCTATAGAGTATGCAACGATTTGGTTAGAAGCAGTTAAAGGCAAAGCTTATAAACCAAACGATGAGGAAATAAATCATTTTAGATCAGCACTTAAGTTTCCTGAGGGTGAAGTAGAAGATGCACCGGAACCGGCAGCACCGGCTTTCGGCGAAGCGCCTTTTCAAGCTCCGGAGGGAACACAAAATCCAATAGCTCCGGCGGAAGGAACACCTGAGAAAGATGAGGAGCCCACCGGTGTAATTGAAGAGCCTGTTGATGATGAGAAAGAAGAGTTAAGCGACGCTAAAAAGAAAAACTTTGTGTTCAAAGATCCTCCGGGGGATTTTCATAAGAAGGTAGATGTTCCTGCTATACAGAACAGACTAGATGCAGGCAAAGATGAGATTGTTGCTAAGTCTGAGATTATAGTCGATGAGATGTTTGAAGATTTGTTTAAACAATTAGAACGTAAACGTATCTTAGAGTCAGGTGACTTATCTCGAATGGAAACAGTTAAGCTTAAGAAATTAGGCTCATTAAAACAGCTATTAAAAGGCGTATTTAAAGAACATCACAAGAAGTCAATGGAACTTGCACAAAATGAAATCTTTAAGCGT